CCTCAGCACCCCTTCAAACATCTCACGGTTCTCGTCGTACTTGGCTATCTCCGCCGCCGTATAGTTCAACCATGTTGACTGGAATGATTCCTGAGCAAATTCCTTAGCCGCTCCTGAGCCAGTCTGCTTCGCCCAGTACATTGCCCCCTTGCCCCACAGGCCAGCGCTGCCCTTGTCCAGATTCCTGAATAATCTCCGCGCCAACGCCGTCGCCCCCACCATCTCGGAAGCACCACCCACGATGCCCATATAAAACGAGCTGTACACTTTGTCCATCTCCGCCTTGTTCAGTGAGTCGCGCCCCTCAGACTTCGCCTTGGCCAGCATGGTGCCATAGGCATCGGACCAGTGCTCCATCTGCGACATCGAGATGGAGGTGGCGAAGGTGCCAGCCGTTTCAAATGCGTAAGCCTCCGCCGCCTCCGCCGCTGGTACCAGCCGGCTAACCGCCCGCTCGGAAGCCTTCTTGCCCATGCCCTTCGCTGTGGCCATAGCCGACACCCGCGCCGTCGCCCGTGCCGTCGCCCCCATGCCGGTGCCTACTCTGGCTGCGCCCTTCCCTACGGCTCCTAACCCCTTGCCTCCAACCACGAAGCCAATCGCCGTGCCTAGCCCTTGCGGGACATCCGAGGCCCAGAAGTCCCTGCCGTAACGCCTGCTCTCCTCGGGAGTGATGGCCTCGCCCAACCCTCGCATCCACCCACCTAGCTCAGCCAATCCGTACTCCTCCGGTCGCCTCTCATCACCGAACCATGGAAGCTTCCGATTCAAGTCATACGCCCAAGCGCCCATCGCCTCTGGCAGTGAGGCGACTGTGCCCACTAGCCCGCGCGTAAAGCTGCCGTACATCTGCCCCAGATAGCCGGTGTCATCGCCCGGCTCCGCAGGCACATCGTCAGCGGCACCGCCGTAAATGGGGGCGGATAATCCGTGTTGCGCCAAATACGAATCAATGGAACCGGGGGCAGGGGCGGAGGGGTCGGTGCCCGCTCCGTAAATGGGAGCGGTCAACCCGTTATCCGCGAGGTACTTGTCGATTGAGTTGGGAGACGGCATAGCTGGTCAAAATTTTATTTGACTTTCTTTCTCGCCTCTTTGAGCTGATTCTCGAAATCCAATTTATCCCTGAACTCAACCAGCAGGGGCCGAATTTTAGTAACCATTTCAGGACTCCACGCTTTGGAGGTTGGGTTGTGAAACCATCGTAACATGTTTACGGGTGACGGGAAGTTTGTTAGTGGTCTTTGAATCGCCTCCAAAGGCATCGGCTTAATAAAGCCGGGGGCAGCCTTGAATTTCGGCCACTTTGAGGCGTCTTTATCTGCTACCTTTTCAAGTTCCTCGATTTTCTTAATGATATATTTGCTGATTCCACTTCCCCGGCGCGTTGCTAAATGGGCACCCCAGCGCACATTGTCTTTGCCTGAACCAATAAGCTCCCCGAATAATATTTCGCTGATAGCTCCCGCCGCCTCCTCCGTCTTCGTCTCCGCGTCCTCGTGCACCTGACGGACCAGCTTGCTAACTGGCTCATCAGCATCATAGTCATCCGTTAAAATGCCGAAGTTACTCTTAATGCCACGCCGGAGAATCCTTTGTGTCAGTGCAGTGTCTAGTCCTGCGCCAGTGAGGGCATTGTAGATTTCCTTGCGCGACTCAAACACATCGTCTCCTGATGCAGAAGCAGCGGCTTCGAGTTTCTCCCCGCTCAACCCGGTGTACGGGTCAACGCCCTTCTTGGTTTTGTTCCCACCCCCTTGACTGGGTGATGGAGGTAGATTAAAGCTACGCATCACACCAGTCTCAAGGTCAAGGAACGTATCGCCGTCCTTGAGTGCGCCTGACTTTATTTGTTTGTCTAGGTCTGCTGCGTTTAGAATTCCCAGAATTTCCCCTGACCCCATCATGTTGGCCGTCATTGCCTTGGCCATGGCTGCCTCGTGCGTGTACTCCTTGTCCTCGTCGTCCATTAGTTCCGCGTAATACTCAAGCACGTTTTTGGCCTTGGCGGCGGCTTTCTCACTAGTTAGCTTAACTGTTTCGCCAGCCGTATTCTTATACTCAAACTCAACTCCCGCTATTTTTGTTTTGGCGGTGTCTAGCGTCAAGTCGCTAGTCAGCGCCGCCCGCTTGGTCGCCACGTGCTTCTTCACCAGCCGCAGCATGTCAGGGCTGGGCACAAACACTTCACGGTCCGCGACCCACTGCCCGGCGGGCAAGCTGCCCAAGCCCGGTAGTCCGGGCATGCCGGGCGTGTTCGGGTTAGCCGACGCCCCCGGCACCATCATTCCATCCACGTCATCCTGCTTCAGCAGTCCGGTGTCCAGTAGCTTCTGGTACTCATTGTGCCGAGTAAGCGCTGCGCTGCCAGCCGTGCTTCGGCTCCCGTCAGGGAGGAACCAATTCTGCGTCTCCTTGACCGGCTGTGTAAATATGCCGCGATGCAGCTCCGACAACGCGACGTTAGCCTTGGTTTGGCTTGTCCTTCCGTTCACAGCCTGCAAAGCCGCATGACTATTTACTGATTCCTGCTCAACGTACTCACGCCGCCTCATCAGCCGCGTGCGCTCGGCCAATACGGCCTCCTTCTGGACAGGGGTTAATTCCGGTGATGTGGCAAAGGTGCGAATGCCCTCCCAATTGCTGCCATATGCCATCTCATTCAAGGTGTTCAGGTCGCCCTCATATTCATTTTTCGAGACGTCGTCGAGCTGCGCGCGTCGCGTGGCCCGGTTAAGGTCATGATTTCGCTTGGACAAAAGCGCTTGCCCTTGATGCAAGGTAAGGAGAGACATCGCCAGCCGATTGTCCTTATTATCTCGCGCGAATTCGCTCTCCATGCTATACAGGGCGGCTTTCTCTCCAAGGATGCGGGTCTGGCTATCATACTGCTTCACCGCGTTATCCCTGTTCGCTTCAAAAATGTATTGCTCCGTCTCCGCTCGCTCCGATGACAGTCGCTTGATTTTTACGTCAAAGGGCATTTCCTTCTCAGTTTTATCAAACCGCTGCTGGTCAAGTAAATTAGATGTGCGCTGCTTCGCCTGTAATAGCGGGTTCATCTCCACCAAGTGCGCCTCCTTTTGCTTGGCCAAGCTAATGCCCTGCCGCGCCGTCTCCACCCGCAGCGGTTGCAGCTCCGCACTCTGCTGGATGCGCTGCTTCTGCTCCACCAAGTTCGCCCCCTGCTGGAACGACTTCGCAGCATCCAGCGGCTCCCCCAGCCATTTCATGTCGCTTAACGAAAGATTACCAAGTGTGTTAGCCATAATTTTACCTTAAAAAGTTTGTGCGAGACGGACCACTTGAGCTGGGGGTTCCCTGTCCGGGAGTTAGACCGCCCCACGGCGGGTTAATGGAATTGTATCCGGCGTTATACACGGACGCATTGTTTAAGTTAATGCCACTGGCATCAGACTGCGGCAAAAAACTCCCACTGCCGCCACCCACACCACTGCCGCCACCCACACCACTGCCGCCACCGCTAAACCCGCCAGTTGCACCGAACTGGTTGTACGGGCTGCGCGCGCTAAAGTAAGAATCCCAATTCATCTGGGGTGGAGGAGCCATCGGCCCCAGTGACGGCGGCATCGCAGCGCGCTGAACCGGAGCCTGCGGAGCGGCAGCCTGATTCGGCATCGGAGTGCCAAACGCTGCGCTACCCGCCATCGCCCATCCGCCGCCCAAAGCCGCCAGTCCCGCCTTAGCCACACCCACAAAGCGGGGGTCAGGAGCCGCATCCACCTTCGCCTGCATCAAGTCGCGCTGGAACATCATGCTCCGCTCGCTACTCTCATGCGCCAGCCGCGCCTGCGGACTCATAAACATACTGGTCACGCTCATCGGCTTCGCCATGCCATAGTTATACTGCTGGGCTATGTAATTCTGCGCCGCGCCCAAGCCCCGCTGTTGCAAGTCCATCGAGGTCAACCCGTAATTTTTCAGCTCGCTAAAGTCGATCGCCTGCGACCCCTGCGTGCCCGTCGCTATCCCCCGCGCCGCCGCCCGGTCGCGTAGCCGGTCAGCCACGTCGGCGTTCACCTTCCCGGACAATAAATCGCCAATCACGTCCCGCTGGCCCGTCACCAATCCTTCGTAGCCGGGGATAGCACGCTTCAACCCCTGCTCTAAAGCATCTTGATCGGCCCCTTGCTGCTGTAGTGCCAGCTTGCCCGCCTCACCCGTCACGGCGAGGTTGCCCGCGACGGCCTTCTTCTGTTGCTCGTCAATGTCTACCTTGACGAACTTAGGCACTTTCACCTTCTTGCCGAATAATTTGCTCAGTAAGCCCATGCCCATATCGTTTTTCTCCGGTTATTAAATCAAATTAGCAACGCCACCGCCGCCAAAGGTATTCGAATTCTGAAAGCGTGGCACGGCCACGGCTCCATCGCCCAAGTGGTACATTAACTGCTCCTGCAATAATTGCACCGCCCGCTTCTCGTAGGCGGCTGCCTCCTGCACCAGATTATTCTCCGCCTTCCGAATGCTCATCACCATCTCCTTAATCGCCGCCTCATACCCAATGTGCAACCAATCCGCATCCGCCGAGGCAGGCGTGAACCGCAGCTTGCCCGTCACCGTCACCACCGCATCGTCATTATCCTTCAGCCCGCTAATCAGGCTGCGCCGGTAGGTGGGCCGCGTCTCGCTCGGCTGATAATCCGCGATCAATCTCTGCGTGCTATTGGTCGTGTCCCGCTCGTACACCTTCACGTTGCCCTCGCTCACCGGCTTCTGTACCGCCGATAACGTGCTAAAGAAATTCGTCGTGTCCACATAACTGCTGGTCAGCACGACCTCCTCGCCATCCTTCCACACATTCGTCGTCGGGTCTTGCGTCCGTATCCAGTCGCCGTTCTCGTCGTAACCCTGAAATAATACCTTCAGCCCGGCATCCGCTGTTACGCTCGTATACGTCCGCAGCTTCTTGTCCGTACCGTTCAGGTCGCTAAAGCTCGGAGCCTCCCCCCGGTCAATCAACGTGTGGCTGTCGCCATCCGCGCTGTCCCGCAGCCCCGGCCCGCTCTCTAGGAACTCGTACCATTCATTGCGAACAATGCCGGGCCGGTCATCAATCGCCACTGTCTCAATCGTCTCAAGCTGACGCGGCCAAGTAATTGTGCCGCTGCTGTTCGTCACCGCATAGCGGACATACGTTCCGGGCCACGACCCCTTATACATCAGCCGTTGCTGCGCCTCGTTGATATAGTCCACCACACGCGCGTCCGTGCCACCCATCGAGAGCAGCCGCGCGATGTTCGTTTTAATGTCGCCCAATGTTAATTTCATAAGCCTCGAATAATAAAGTTAACCGTGATGAAGGGGGGCATGTTCTCGTGTGCTTGCGAGGCATCAGTTCCACCCGTAGTTCCCGTTTCGCCTAGATCTGTAACTAAAGTATTTCCCGGTTCAATTCCAACGCTACCATTAAAACCGCCTCCACGTTGCGTGTGACTATGTGATGGTAGGCCAGATTCTGCGACGGTTAGCGTGACACCCTCCGCCCCGCCCGTGTCATTCAACGCGCGGTTAGTCAACCCGCTGCCCTGCCCGTACCCAACCGGCGTCCGGCTTCTCAAGTCCGGCAGCGTCCCGGCCACCCCGTAGCTCGTGCCCAAGATGGTGTTCAACGTCGCATAAGTAGTCACGTTGAATGAGCCGCCATCGCACAGTAGCCAGTTCGCGTTGGGCGAAGCCGCCCCCCCGTACATTACAATCGACCCAATCGGCGAGGGGTCGGTCGCTTGCACAGGTTCCCACGCTGGGGGTGTAACGGAGGCGTTATAGAAAAACCAACCAAAAGGCGCGTTACAATCGCTGGGGTCTTGCTTGAACCATAGCTTGTCTTGGTCGTCCGCAGCAGGCGTGTCATCCCCCGCTGTGAACGCCGCCATTTTACCCGACAGGCTGCCGGTCGTCTTGCCCACAAACTCCTCGAAGGTCGTCTGTAGGCTGCTATGGCAGAAGCCGCTCGTTAGCGTGCCCGCCGTCAGGGCCACCGTTTGCGAATTAGTAATGTTACTGCAATTTCCCATAATGTTATTGGTTCGTTATGCTGCTAACGCCACCCAGACAGTCGCAGGCAATCGCCTTGCTCGTGCCGTCGATGTTCACGTCTGCATACGGTTCTTCCTGCGTCTCCCTCGCGTTCAGGCGAAAGAGCTTTACTCTAGCATGACCCGTCCACTTGAGACGGGCCGCAAATTCCCAGCCATAATTAAACGGCTTCCCGGTCGCTGGCTCCTCGGCTTCCGAGGGCATTCCCAGCCGCATCCGGGGCCGGTACTGCTGCATATAATCCACCAGACTATTACAGTCCTCCTGCACATACTCTGCGATCACGCTCCAGTCCTGCCAGCTCACCCAGCACGGATACTGGTCAGGGTGAAAGTCCGCGTGGAACGTCACCGTCCCGCCCGCCAATTCGTCCACCCATAAATCACCGCTCTCTAAAGTCTTGGCCGCGCCAATCGTCTTAAAATTGAAGCTCGGTGTCTCCAGCTCAGAGGTAATCTTGTTCGCTATATTAGCTCCCGTGCTGTCAATGTCCGTATCCTCAATCTCATCGCCGTCCAGCGTCAGCTCCCACAGCTCCGTGTCGCCAGCATCATTCCGAGCAAACGAAAAGCACCGCTCAACATCGCTAAACTGGCCCGTCACCAGTTGCAGGAAGCTCATCTCGTTCAACGTGCTACTCCGCGTAATGTCCAGCGTCCAGAACCCGTCGTAGGCAGGTGGGGCGTTCCCACTCATGCCGCTAATCAAGTCAAAATCCAGTGCTACCAGCCCCTTAAAGCCAATGCCCGTGTCATTGTCATGATCGCTCTGCGCCGTCAGCAGGTAGCGGTTGTCGAACAACACCGCGCTAGTGTACCCTAAATACTTCGGTTCGTCATATTTCAGAACCCGATGCATCTCCCGACTCATCGGCGTGTTGCCTAGCGACTGGAAATCTCGCACCGCCTGAATCACAGAACGTATGCCGTCGCGGCTCCTGAAAAACACATCACCGTTCACCAGTTCCGTGCTGTAATGACTGAGCGAACCATTGTGAATCAGCATCACCCGCTGCACCGGGTCGCTCACCGCAAACCAATCATACCTGTCCGGCGGCACTACCACGCTATAAGCCGCGTCCGCCGTGAACACGGCCAGCTCGCCCTGCCCCAGCCCGGTGTTGGGCGCGGCCACAAAACGCATCGAGGTGATGTTGCCGCCGCCCGTGGGCACGGTAAACGCCCCGCCCCCGGCCAGATAACTGTTCTCCGTAAACTTCAAGACCCCGTTACTGCCGCCCACAATATCGCCCGCCACAAAGTTCCGGCCCTGCGCCACCCATAACCGGCCCTGCCCGTAAGCCATCGGCCCCGTCCCAATCGGCACTTCATCGGCGGCAGCAGAGCTACGCCGCATCGTGCTGCCGTTCCAAATCTGCGGACGGTTCGTGCCGTCCTGACAAATCAGGTTCCCCTCCGCCTGCACATAATGCACCCGCTCGCGGGCCGTACTCATCGTGATGGAATTGGTAATATCCGTCACCACCCAGTCCGTGCCGCTGCTGGGAGGTTCCAGCTTATAGGTACTGCCGCCCACCTGCGCCACCAGTTGCCCGGTGCTATAGTCAAAGTAGGTCGCCCCCTGAAAGCGGCCCCCGGAAAAAGCTGTGGCGGCTGCGCCTGTCGCTAGAGGTATGCGCTTGAAACCCGGTCGGGTCTTGGCGTAGCCGCCACGGAAGGTGATGTTACCCGCATAGGCACACTGGTTCGGCGAGATAATCGAGGGCGCGCGGCCACTATCCATACCGCCATTCAGCGTGGTAATGCCGTCCGCCATTCTGCCTCTGTCAGTAATTGCCATTTTAGGTTTTTATGATGCAGATTAAAGCCAAAAAGGGTGTCATGTTGTCGTGAAACCCGCCGCCGCCAGCGTTGGAGTTTGTGCCGCCCCCAGTGGTGACGGAAACAGTGCCGCTGGTGGTTGTGTTAGAGTTACTGCCGCTGGTGGTTGTGTCAGAGTTACTGCCGGAAGTAGCTGTGTATCCTGAATTTCCGCTATGATTGTCAGGCGCAATCTGGGCCGTGGCAGTGTCCAAGCTATAACTTGAGTCGCCGGTACTGCCAGACCAAGACCCGGTATCGCTCGATGACGAATAATTCGTGTTAAGACTCGTGCTCGACGTGTCATCGCTGTAGCCATAGTTGCTAGCGGCTACATCAGTCACATAGGTATCTCCATACCCGGAAAGATCTCCGTAGCTGGTTGATACCTGAATAGCGAAGCTGTGGTCGTGGCTATTGATGCTGTGGTCGTGGGTAGGTATACTGTGGTCGTGACTGGGAATAGAGTGGTCGTGCTGACCCACGTCATGCTTGTGGTCAAGCATGGAGTGCCCGTGGTCTATAGAGTGGCGATGACTGCTCCCAGTGAATGTATGGCTATGGTTGTCGCCACTAAACGTGTGGGTGTGGCTATCTCCAGTAAAAGAATGGCCATGACTGATACCGATAAACGTGTGGGTGTGCTGTGGCATTTCACTATCAGATAACGCCACCGCCTCAACGCCGCCCGCCGCCGCCAGCGCTCGTGTCGTCAACCCTGACCCCGTGCCCGCACCTATCACCGCCCGCCCCCGCAAATCCGGCAGCTTGAAGTTGCCCGACCCCGCTGACCCGTAGGTAGCCGCAATCAGGGCGTACAAGTCGGCGTAGGTGCTTTGGCTTACCTCCGCGCCATTACATTCCAGCCACGACGACGGAATCGTGCTGGAGGCGTAGGTGACTATCGTGCCTGTCGGCGAGCCGGTCGATTCCTGCGCCAAGTCCGCCAGCTCCACCGCGCCCTGCCCCTGTAGCTGCGCCATCAACTTCCCCGCCTGCACAAAAATCTGAGCCGATGCTGACCCGGTGGGGCCAACATCGTGTGCGCTGTCCAGATTCTTTATCTCCAGCCGACGGCTCATGCTTCATTTTTCTCCACCCTTTGCACCAAATCTCTTAATCAGGAACGGATGAGCCTTCAACTCTCCCTTCCCGCCGCCACCCGACTCCGGCCCCTCAATCGGTAGCGCATCAATCTGCTTCATCGTGATGGCCAACTCAGGATTCATCGCCCACTCCACCCCGTTATCCTTCGCCCATTTCCACATCCGAGCCACCGGCACGCTGAGGTTAAAATCGCTGCCCGCGCCGCGCACCAGCATTCCCAGATAACGGCCCTTATCGTCCGCTACAATGCCGCCGCTAGAACCCGGATACGCCGGGGTTGTGCTTTGAAAAAATGCCACCTTAAAGAGCATCCGGCCATTAGCACTTAAATGCCCTGACGAATAGGAGTTACTGGCATCTTGCCCTAAAAATGAACCGCAATGATGGAGCCTAGCACCGACACGCGGCAGCGCACCGCCCTTCGGGTAAAATTCCGCCGACGCCTCCACCTTCAAGCCGTCCTCCGATAGCACCAATAGCAACGCCAAGTCATGCTTGTCCGCCGCCGAGTAGCGTAGCACCTTAGCATCGACCGTAATCTCGCCCACGCGCTTGCCGTCCTTATTCTTTAGCTGCCTCAGCAGCTTCGGGTTGGCGAAGGTAATCTTCTTAATCGGCTTGCCGGAGACAATAATCTCCTCAATGGAACGGGTGTGCGCGATGACATGACCGGCAGTCCAGACTAGCGTCACCTTTTTACCGTCGATTTCGCGCACGAACAAAGTGCCGCTGCCCTCGGCCTTATTATAGCCGCTACCCGCTTGGACATTCACCGAAATCTTATCCAGATACTCAGGCACATATCGCTCCGCCGCCGAGAGAGCCATCGCTCCCAGCAACCCCACCGCTAGTAATAGTTTTTTCATTTATCTTTTCTATTCAGTTCTATAAAAACCCAGCCGCCCTTATCGTCACCCTGCTGCTCCGCCAGTTGCTCAATCTCAGTTATCACTGCCTCCAGCTTCAACAGCGCGTTGCCGAGAACTGCCTGTTGCAACACCACCGCCATAGCTAGCACGAGTGTGGCCACCTTATAGAAGTCACGACTCATCAGCCTTCACCTGCCACGCGAACGGCTTGCTCACGGGCCTCGATTTTGCCGCTTCTAGCTCGGCAGCGATTGACTCCGCCCATTTCCCGTCCTCCGCCGCCTTCTCGCAGATAGGCGTAATCCAAGCCTCGTCGATGTCCTCGAAGGCGGTGAAGTTTTCAGCATCGGGAGAATCCAATTTTACTAGCGTGTCGCGGTAGGCCGCCAAGCCGGTTTCATCGTCCACACCGGTCATTCCGATGACAACCTCACTCACGACGTTCGTAAGACCATCGGCCTCCGGCAGAACTCGCGCCTCTATTCGTGTCCAACTTTTTTTCATAGATTTGTTTTTTTAATAACCGGAGGTCAGGCTCCATTCAGCGGTTACATTAGCCTCGGTTGTACTCCAAGATGTTAGCTCGACAATCGCTGTCCCGCCGCCAGTGATGCCCCCGCTAATCGCATCACCCAGACTCGCATACCCTGACGTGCTTGGCTCGGTAACACTAATTCCGTTAAATTCGCCTGTATCCTTAATCCGCAGCTTCACCGTGCGTCCGGCAGCCCAGCCGGTTGTCTCCAGCGTAATGGTTCCGCCGAATGTGGACTCGTCAGAATCAACCGAGATACTCTGTAAATTAGACTTCGAGAAATCAATCGTGTAAGTCTCGTTCAGCTCCGAGGGAGTGGCGATTGGCTGCTCAACCTGCCCGCCGCTTGTCACCGTCAACTGCTTGGTGGAGCCATTCACCACCTCCAGCACATTACCGGAAGTGTGGGCTGTTCTGGCTATCAATTTGATTGCTGTCGTTCCGCTCGCCGCGCTAGAGGCAATCTCTCCGGGGGTGGTTGTACTCTGGAAATGTAACTGACTTAAAGCTGACCCTAGCTGAACCTCGCCAGAATTGCCGCGAAGATACCGTCCTGCATTTGACCCAAAAAACAGCGTCCCGTAAGAAGATGTAGACGCATCTGTAATCTTCACATTACCTACGATGTCCAGACTCTCGGCTGGGGCTGAAGTGCCGATGCCCAAGCGTGAGGTTGTCCCATCGAAGGTAGCAATTATTGCCCCTTTGCCATTATCAATCTTCAATGTCCTGAACTGCGTGAAACCATCGTTGTAGCCGCGATAGTTAAGGCGCAGGTCAGCAGGGCCGTTGTAGCCATACGCGGCATTTATAGAATGACCGTCTGTCGGAGATATGTAAACATTGTTCCAAGAGGAAGAGTCACCGACTAGCAGTCCCTTCCCATCAGCAACGTGTATGCCCATTGTTGGCGTAACCGTCCCTATCCCCAACCGCTCATTCGCCGCGTCCCACTTTAGCTTGGTCGTGCCGAGGTTATTGGCAACTAGCAAGTCGCCGCCGCCCGTTTGGATAGCAGTGTTTGTACTCGCACCGGCAGCATAAAAATAACCGCCCACATTGGTGCGTGTACCGGAAGTGTCCGTCATTCCCGATTGCCCATAAACCCCGTAATGAGTTCCCGCGCTTCGGGAGGTATTAGCACTCGACCAAATTCCGTAAGAAGTTCCCGTCACCGTGCCTCCCGCAACGAAATTCCCACCATAGGCGTTAGCCGAGTTACCGGCAGTTTGGCTAAAAATACCCGTTGCAGTGCCGGACGCTGTTCCCGCAGCACTGAAAAAACCACCATAGCTAGCGGTATGGGCAGTGCCGGTGACTGCACTATTGACCCCATACACAGTTCCCGTGCCGCCAGTGGTCGTGGCCCGAAGTGCTTCTCCGCCGTTAGCTGATTGAGTGGCGTAGGCGGTTCCCAGCACTTCCAATGCGTAGGTAGTTGGGGTTCGGCCTATGCCAACCCTGCCACTGGCATCAATCCGCATCTGCTCAGTGTCAACTGTGTTAAAAACAATCTGCGAGGCGGCGGGTGACGCTGTAACATTCACCACATTCGAGGTGCTGTCATAGCCGACATACGCCTTCCTCGTTCCGGAATGATGGAACTCAACCTGTTTATATCTCCCGGTGGAATTTATCTCGACCACGGTGGATGCCGCAGTACCTCCGCCCAGTGAGAGTAGGCTTCCCGGTGATACATTACCAATTCCGACGTTCCCACCGTTAAAATATGAACTTTCATCCGACGAAATTTTCCACTTTACCGCAGCACTGGTATTTTTACCATACAGACTCAGTTCGTTTGATGCGTTCTCGTATAGCTCTATCTGCGAACCTCCCGTTGAGGCAGTTGACATAAATCCGTAGGTGCCATTTCCGCTGGAATATGTGTGCAACTTTGCTGATGGCACCGCAGTTCCGATGCCGAAATTACCCCCCATGAAATATGAGGATGCATCCGTCGTAATCTTCCACGCTACCGCACCGCTAGTATTCTTCCCCCATAGACTCAGTTCGTTTGAGGTGCCCTCGTATATTTCAAACTGTGAACTGCCGGTTGACGCCGTTGCCTGAAATCCGTAGGTGCCAATTCCGCTAGATTTTGTGTGCAACATTGCTGCTGGTGACGTAATCCCAAACCCCGAATTTCCTGCCGCAACCAC